AAAAAAAAGCGGAGGATAAGTCCTCCGCTCTTTAAAATTACTAGTCTCTAGAAATTTCTAAAAACTGGGTGATTTTACGCTAATCTTATACAAATGTTAGTGCTGAAATTATAACAACTGTTAAGGCCTGTGCGGCTACTGCATCTAAAGCTGCCTCTAGTGCTGTAAAATTTGTGCCTGTACCAGCTGCTACGTGTGCATCACAACCTGAAACGCCTACTATGACGCCTGCGGCTGTTGCTGTGCCTACAACTTCAATTGTTGCATATGATGAAATTGCTCGCAAAACTGCTGCCATATCTACGTTTGCTGTGAAGTCACCACCTGTTGATTTCAACCATGTAATATCACGACCAATAAGTTCTACTGGATCATGAACGTTTGTAAGGGCTGGATTTGTAATTCTTGCCATTTTTAAATCTCCTATATCTTGTAGTGTGTAAACTAATTTACACCGTTAATATTATTTATCTCAAAAATAGAAAATTATTGGCTGTTATTTTACTTCTTCTTAGCACCAAAAGTATAATCAAAATCAGTATCTTGATAGCCAGTTATCCCTTTTGCTAGTTTCTTACCCAACCAATAACCAGCAACACCGGAGGCGGCAGCCGCCGCGGCTTTTGCACCAAAGGATGTTTTTCCTGCTATTTCAGAATTATGTACATCTTTAAGCTCATAACCACCCTTACGAACAAATGTTTCATATGGACTACGTAAATCACTACGAGCAGACTTTGATCTTATTGCTTGTAATAAACGAGTTGTACTTAATTTACGTTCACTACCAAGCAGTCTATTCCAATCACTCAATAATCTTCGTGTTGCACTATATTGAGCATTATGAATACCTAAATTTCGCTCTAAACTCATTAAAAATTGTTTATCAAAATTTGGATTTACTTTACCACTTGCCACTTGCCGCAAATATTGTTTAAATTGTAATATTGGTATATTTGCTCTTCCGGCAGGACCTATTTTATCAACATATCTATCTGCTTGATTAAAAACAGCGACCCAATTATGTAAATCTGTAGCAGTAGTACGAATATTATCAAAACCAGGATTCATCATTGTTTTTTTAGCATATTCTTGTGCAAATTTCATTGAATTAGGATCATGCCGCATTGCCTGAAGTGATAAAACATTCATATAAATGTTTTCTGCCACTTGCTCAGCACTCATATTTTTCAATCCACGTTGATTACGTAATGCTTTTGATTCGTATAAATCTTTAATAAATCCCATAATACTATTTACCCTCCTGCCAGGAAGTTACGTCGTGAAAATTCCAATCTATTAATTAATTTTACAGCGCCACCAACATGGTCTATTGCTACAAATCCTTCTGGACCGGCAACTTCATAACCATTATCTGTTTTATAAAATGCTTGTATGCCTTCTATAGCATTAAGTTTTTTCATTAATATTGACTTAACTTGTATAATTTGTTTATAAACTGCCAATATTCCCAACAACGTATTGCTATTGTCTTCAATAAATTCTCTAGTTGCTTCTATTTTACTAATACGTGCTTCAGCGGCCGGACTCCATCCAGATGTTGTTTTATCAGAAACACCACCATCTTTAAGTTTATCTATTTCTGCTTGCTTTTTACTATCATAGTAATCAATAAATTCTTTCAAAAAAGCATTAGCATTTCCAACTTGTGGTTGATCTGCTCTAATTTTACTATTAACAAATGCTTCAATATGTTCTTTAAACTCCGCATTTTTCATTAATGCATTAAATCTATTTGCATTTATTTTTTGTAAAATTCCTTGTAATTTATCAAGTCCATTTGCTACTTGTGCTGTTTCACGTCCAGTCATTGTAGCACGACCAGTTAAATCTCTATAGTCAGCATCTTGTGACCATACATTTTTATTTCCTACAGGTGCTGGAGCACCAAATGATGCTGTCAGATCTGACATTTCAGGACCACCAGTATATAATGTATGCCACACAACACCAATTTCAGCCGCAAGTAATTCTTTTGCTAAATCACTATCTGCTGGAACAGCATATGCTATCTCATTTGGTTTGAAAACAACATATGACTCACCATCTATATCTTGACTTGTCAAATCACCTTTGGTAAACATAATGTCGCCTTGCAATATACCGTCAAAATTAAGTTTACGCAAATGTTTTAATGCTATATTTAATTTATGTGCTAAACCTGGTATTTTACCATGATGTTTTCTAATATCTGCAGGGGTTTTATTTAATAATGGAGTAGCATTAAATACACTTTTTGTTCCTACAAAAAACTTACCATCTTTAGGATCTTTACCAGCAATTACGGCAGGCTTGCCATCCCATTTTACAGATATTCTACCTGCTTCACCTGTTCCTGCTAACATTTCTGCTGTTTGTGCAAGGTGATTTATTGCTTGTTTTACGCCTTGATAACCTTTGTAGAATACCAAATCCTCTATATGAGTCATGTGAGTATTTTTGCCGTCGTCTACTTCAACGATCATCCATTTACTTTCACCTTGAACTTCAAATAACTTCACTAATCGCCACCTATCCTAGATGTTCGTTCCTGGCGGCCAGTCCGGGATGTTCTACCAGTCCTAGATTTTCTACCACTATTCCGATGTGACGGCTGTTTATGCGGTTCTTTAACAACTTCTGGTTTTGATAGAACTGATGGTTCATCTTCATCGCCGTCATCAAGACCAACTACATTTTTAAAACCATCCCAAGCACCGCTAGGTAAATTTTTCAAATAGTTCCAAATATTTTTTCCAACTTTGCCTTCCCAATCATGTGATCCTGGCGCGAGAAATCCATGATCTTCTTTTATAAAATCTTTTGCTCTCATATATTTTCACCTTGGATAATATCTAAAAGTTCAGTAATGGCATTACTAAAACGTGCTTTAGATTCAGGATTAAGCTTGGGGTCTTTCCAATCAACTTTAATCCATCTATCTATAATGTGTTCTAATTCTTCTGACATTTCATCCACCATTCCACTTTCACCACCATGAATGTGTGGATATTTTGATTTAGGTCTATCTATGTGTATGTTAGATGTATCTGAGAAATCAGATATTTCATTCAATCTCATTGTCACCAGCCTTACGTATGCTACGGATAAACTTTTTATTATCCTGTCCACGTATGCTGTTAAGAAGACGGCGTTCTAGCTCAGAAGCAACTTCATGATCATAGTGTTCATGTATAATATTAACTAAATTAATAGCACTATCAATGATATGAATAGCACGACTTTCTATGATCGCACTTTTATTGTGATCCTTATACAAGGAATTCAATTCTTCTAATATTGTTCTAGTCTTACGTTTCATTGTCATATGTGTCACATTATGTTTATTATATTTAGTTAAATTGTGACCCATCAATTATCAAATTTAGACTGTTTACGTATTGCCCACCTACCAAAAGGGCGGACTGACCAAAAACAGGAAAATATTTTCCAATTCGGAATGGTAGGATCAGCATCATCCATACCTTTTCTAAATATATTATCGGCTTGGGCCCGCAATACTTTTATAGTTTGTGGATTCAATCCTTTTACTGCCACAGTTTTACGCAATGCACCATATAATACATCGTGTATTACCGCCGCCCTTGCAATATCCCAAGGTGATATAATATTCCACATAATGCGATGTATAGATGCTAAATCTGTTTGATACCCAACTGGTGCTGTAATTAAAATAGTGGTTGGTGTAGTTTTTACATCTACATTTAAATTTGTCCAACTAGAAACCCATTCGTCCATCCCAGCACTTCTACTTTTTTCTAATTCATAGGTAAGTGGTTGAGTAAGTACCCAATATTTTGGTCCATGAAATTCAGCTTCTAATAAACCATGCCATGCCATTTTTGATGCTCCTAAATAAATTCTCATGGCGGGATGATTCTTCATCGACAAGTTCCGCCAATGGTATTTATATGTCATCTGAAGCACTCATATTACGTAATAAAGATCTTATTTTGCTTCCACTTGCTTCAGCAGTTACTTTAGGTGTATCCTCATTAGGTTGTACTGTTGCACTTCTGTTTATTCTGTCAAATATATTTGTTGATTGTGATTGTGTTGCTGTATAAGAAGTATCTTCTTCTGGTTGTGCATCTTCTCCCAAGTCTCGTATACGCAAACTGCTTATATCAAATTCCAAATCTACTTTAGAACCAACACCGCTACTACTTCTTGTTTTCATAAACTGTACTTGATAACGCCCACGCTCACGCATTGCTCTACTTGTAAAAATACCAATAACATTATCTGCTGTATTAATTTTACTAATACCACCTGCAATGTGACTATGATCAAATTCTATTTCGTCTACTGCACTTCTGTTTAACTGCGATGCTGTGACAAATACAACATCTAACTCTTTGGATAAATTACGCAGTTCTTCTGCAACATACTTGTCTTTAACATATAAATCACTTGGTGCTACTTTAGTACTTATTGGCATACACAAATCTAAATAATCTACTAACACTACATCTGCTTTCATACCTTTTTGCACATTTAACTCTTTTATATAACTACGAAAATCATTAATATTACTTTGTGCTGGCATATATTTTATTTGCAAGCTGCCTGCTTTTTTACTTACAAGTTTAATTTTCATTTCAACAGTATCCAAATCCTTAAATATTTGGTTTGTCGGAATATTAGATATCATACTGTCAATTCGCATTGCTGTTAATTCCTCACTCAACTCCAATGTAAAATATAATACATTGAGTCCTGCAAGTATCCAATTAACTGAGAGATTTTGCATAAACAAACTCTTACCACTGCCACTACCACCAGCAAATATTTGTAACTCACCTCTATTAAATCCACCAAACAATTTTCTATCAAACATTTCCCAACCAGTGCTAACTTGCCCATTACTTGTTTTTAAATTCATCAAACGTTCACGCGGATTGTCCCAATAATCAGTTCCCATGTCTTTTGTAAGGCCAACCTGCACAGCTTCCTTAATTTTGGCCTCTACTAACCCATAATCACCTTTCTCTAACAAATCCGCACTGTCTAATATTGCTCGTTCTAATTCTTTATGCCTACTAAATTGTTCAAACTCGTCTAATAACCAATTACTATGCTCTTCTAATTGATCCATTACAATATCTTGTAATTTAGAACCTGTTTTGCTGTTTATTTGCTTTACTTCTGGCAATGCCTTATATTCATCTACATAATTTAAAACAAAAGTTGCTATTGGACGCAAGCTTCTATCAAAATTCTGTGGATTAAATATATTTTGCACTCTAACAAATGCTTCTGGATTGCTTACTAGCATTTCCAAGTATAATTTCTGTAATTCTACGTTATATTCTTTATTCATATACTATAATTATCTATATTTGTAATCGTTTTTGATGTAATTGGATTTTAAGCCTTGTAGATTGGACATTATCCAATATATTCTTTAATGTAAATATTTTACCATAATTTAATACTGATTCATTTATATCCTTGCAAGTATCATACCAAGTTGGAAAACTAACGTCCCAATTATATTTTAATGCTTGTGTTATAAGTTTATTGCCAGCACTATCATTGTCTGGCATCATTATTACTTGTTTATTTAAACTTTCTATTAAATCTACCTGGGCATCACCAATATCACTACCCAATATTGCAACACCATCTACAGCGATTGCATCAAATGGGCCTTCTGTTACTATAACAAACTTACGATCTTCAGTTTGCCTGTCCATATTAAACACATAACCTGCAGGCGTGCTAGTAAAATACTTGGGATTGCCACGGATTGCTAATCGAGCCGTGTATCCTACTATTTCACCTTGCCAAAAGAATGGAATAATTACACGCCTGTCAAATTTTGTCTCTGTAATTGGTGTCCAGTAATATGGATAATCATTTTCATCCAATCCGCGCTTATGTAAATATTCTAATATAAGTTTATTATCAGACGCTAATGGACTGCTTTGCTCTGGGAAGTCTTTCTTCTCAAAATTAAATTCAACTTCCTCTGGAATTAAATTTTGCTCAATTGCTGTCTCTTTTAATTGTATAGCAGTTAATACAAGACGCTTTATATCAGATTCCGGAGTGCCAAGCCAATCCATCAATTGCCGTAGTTTACGACTTAATGGTCTGCCCGGTTGCCAGCCTGTTTTATACCCACAATTAAAGCAATTATACGATATTGCCTCTCCGTTAAGTATAATACCGCCTCTACCACGTTTGTCTTGCGTTTCTCCGTTATGAACACAGCACGGAGCATTAAAGGATTGCCAACCACTAGAACTTTTCTTTACCCTTCCTGGTAAATTGCTCATAATGACTGACTGTATTTGATTCATACAACTATTATATAGGAATTACTACTAGAAGTCAAGAATGTATTTCATTATATACTACAGGAAAGAGTTCTTTATAATTTGTACCGCGCCGCTTATCTAATTCAGTGAGATATATATGAAATTGTTTTTGTAATTTTTTGTCAGGAGTGGACTGCTCTATGCTTTTGGCAATACCTCTATAATATTCTTTAGTAGATATTATAATATCTTCATCAAAGTCTTGTAATTTATTAATAGCATCAATATAACCCCAGTCAAGAATTTTTGGTCCAAAAATTGAAGGATGTACATATGGT